TAACTGGTAAAACACTTCTTTTGTACGGATGAATACAGGGTTCAAGTCCTTGTCGTGGCTCCAATAGTGTATTTCATAGTGTACGTTTCAATCAAATGTCTACTATAATGTACATTTTTGTACAAATCTAACCTACCTAGGTCCGTGTCGCTACGGTTAAGAACGAAAGTTCTAGGCGTCCCTCGTGGCTAATGCGAGGATAAAGCGGTGTGTCAATCCGCACGATGAGTTTGCCAAAGCTCGGGCTAATTGATGGCGTGATCAGATAAACAGTTGGTACGAAAATTCAACGCCGGATTATGTAACCGGCTACTATTCTAGCTCCCTTGTGGAGCTATCTGCGTTTCTGCGCAGTATATCCATGCAACGGATAAAAAGCAAAGCAATAGGTAGTTCGTTAAAGTTAAGTTACTCTTATTAGGGTTCTGCTTTGCACCCTGTTGCAAATATCAGTAACTTAACTTTAGGGGATTATTTTGAAATATCAAATTGGACATGAATTTGGAAAACTCACGGTTGTTGAGGAAGAGAGTAATTTTATAACAGAAGGTGGGTATCCATATTTAAGATATAAATGCCAATGTGAATGTGGAAACTTTGTTTTTGCTAGAAAAAGCCAACTTAAAAGTAATAGAGTTGTGTCTTGTGGTTGTATTATTCGTACAAAGGATGGAACAATTCATGAAAGACATGAACATTATGGGACTCAGATATATCAATCTTGGTTCGCTATGAAATCTCGTTGTCTAGACACCAATAATAACGCATATGAAAATTACGGTGGACGAGGTATTTCTGTTTGTGATAAATGGTTATCTTTTTCTGGATTTTATGAAGACATGGGTTCAAGTTATATTGAAAACTACTCTATTGATAGAATAGATAATAATCTTGGATACTCAAAAGAGAACTGTAGATGGTCAGATATAGACACTCAAGCATATAACAAGCGTTTGTCTTCTAGTAATAAGTCAGGTAAAACTGGAGTTTGTTGGAAGAAAAATACAAGTGAGTGGAGAGTGAAATTCGTAGAACCTAAAACTAAAGTTCAAATAATAAAAGCTTTCAAATATATATGGGATGCTATTTATTACAGAATGTTACTAGAACAAAAATATCATGGATATGTAAAGGAATAATAAAAATGGTTTTCAAGGCAACAAAAGATAATGGTGGTGTACCTGATCCTAGGATTAATCGGTTAGGCAGCATCAAACCCAACAGAGAAAAAAGTCGCAGAGAAATTAAAGAACAAGAACTTCTAAGTTTACTACGCAAGATTAAACCACATATTGCTGACAGTGTAATGACTGCAAGTAGGATTATGAAGCGTGATGATGCTGCCGATGCTAACAAACTAAAATCCGCAGCTTTACTTATCGGTTTATACAAAGACTTACTAAAAGATGCGTATGAAGGTGGTGATGAAGATGCAGATGGAACTGAAGTTCAACCTAACGCACCAAGCTTCTCACTAACAATGATTAAACCCACAGAATAGGAGTAAAATGAGTAATATAGTATTCGCTCCAGCATCCGAACCACAATCCCAGTTTTTAACAAGTGATAGTTGGTTTACCATATATGGCGGCGCAGCATTTGCGGGTAAGTCAATGTGCTTACTTGGAAGTATGCTCCCTATTATAAGCGATCCGGGAACTCGTGCTGTTATTATTCGTAAATCAACAAAGATGTTGTCTGGATCGGGCGGTTTGTTCGATGCAGCAATAAATCTTTATTCCAAGATTGATCCAAAGATGCGGATTAAGAGCCGAGATTTAACTATCGTGTTTTCATCCGGTGCAGAACTGCAGTTTACTTACTTAGATAAGCCTGCAGACAGAATGAACTTACAAGGCAGGGAATACTCCCGTATGGCATTCGACGAGTGTCAGCAATTAGACGGTGACAACGTGTTCTACGCTTTGTCTCGCTTACGATCTACTCGCGTAACCTATCCATTACAAGCACACGCTACATGTAACCCTGATCCATCATCTTTCTTGATGCAATTCGTGGAACATATGTTAGATGAAAATCTAGTACCTGTTCGTAAAGAAAAATATGATGAAAGATATTTCGTAAAAGATTCTTCTGGTATTGTATTTTACGATGACAAAGATGAAGCACATAGAATACATGGTAGTGGTAAAGAAAATCCTGTTAAAAGCTACAAATATATCCCAGGTACAATTTACGATAACCCAATTGGTCTTGAACAAAATAAAGACTACATTTCTACACTAAAAGCATTACCTCCAGTCGAATCCAGACGATTACTGTACGGTGCATGGGTTAGAGAACAACGTAGTGGATTCTTTAAAAGAGAATGGGTTGATTTCACATCATATCCTAATGTACAAGCTAAACGTAGATGTAGAGCATGGGATTTAGCCTTCTCAGAAGCTTCAGAAGCTAATCCCAAAGTAGACGCAACTGCTGGTGTGCTGTTATCCAAAGATGACAAGACTAATAAGTACACAGTAGAGAACGTTATTACTTTACGTAAACGTGTTCATGAAGTTGAACGAGCAATCTTTCAATGTGCTGAACAAGACGGTAGAGATTGTATCATTGGTTTACCACTTGATCCGGGAGCTACTGCTGGTGCTTATTGTAGAAACCTTGCACGAGAACTAGGTGAACGTGGATTTACCGTAAAGATGATTCGTCCGAACAAAGGTAAGCTACAACGATTCCTTCCTTTCGCTTCAGTAGCAGAAGCAGGATTCGTTAGTGTAGTTAGAGCAGATTGGACCGAAGATTATATCAACGAATTAGAGCAAACAGAGTTTACTAACAAAACATTCGATGATAGAGCAGATGCTACTTCAGACGCTTTCTATGTCCTAAACAACATTCAAGTTATTCCTGATTTTACGCTAGGTGCTTTCAATAATGTATCCTCCGCTCCAATGATGAATGTAAACTTTAATCAAAGTTCTGTTCCAATGCAATCCTTCCAGTCTTTACCATCGTTCACATTTTAATTATAGCAAATTATAACCCATAAAGGAGCCTGTAGTGGCAACAAAAAAATTACAATCAATGCAAACTCAGGTGGATCAACCAGATAGGTTTCGTTTAAGCGAGATGGGTAATCTAGGTTTGTCGGTATTCGGCGGTGTAACAGATTCTGACTTACGTTCAGAACTAAACTTCCCTGCTAGTATCATCACATATAAAAAGATGAGCGCACATAGCGCAATTAATTCTGCACTTACATTGTTCGATAATATCGTAGGTAAAGCTAAGTGGAACATGGTTCCTCCAAAAGATGCATCTGAAGAAGAAAAACGACAGTGTAAAATTGTTGAAGAAATGATGCATGACATGGAAGGTACATGGCCTGAGTTTATTCGTGATGTATTGTCCATGAATATGTTTGGTTTCTCTGTACATGAGAAAGTATATCGTAAGCGTTATACTTCAAATGGTAGTAAGTATAATGATGGTATTATTGGTTGGAAGAAACTTCCTATTCGTGCTCAAGAAACTATTGAAAAGTTTATCTTCAGTCCAGATGGTAATGATATCCTTGGTGTAAAGCAAAATCTTTCTGGCATCTCTGATCAATACAACCGATTCAGTGGTAGAGAAAGTAAAGAAGTTGTTTTGCCTAGATCAAAGATTATGCTGTTTCGATCAGGTAAGCACAGAGGTGATCCTTTCGGTAAATCACCACTAAGGGATGCTTATCTTGCTTGGCGCTTCCTAACAGCCCTAGAAGACCTAGAAGCTACCTCCGTATCTAAGGATGTATCTGGTATTCCAGTACTGAGTATTCCTCCGCAGTATCTAAGTGAAGATGCTAGTCCTTCTCAGAAAGCTATCAAGGTTTATTACGAGAATGCTCTGCGTAATCTTCAAATGAATCAGCAGACAGCGTTTCTACTTCCGTTAGCTTACGATGAAGTGTCGTTACCACTCGGAGATAATGCAGTACCTTCACCAGCAGTTGCTAGACCAGCACCACTCTTAGAAGTTGCTCCAGTTAAGATTTCAGTCTGCGGTGCAAGATCAACTGGAAGTTCATCAATACCAAGCGAGTTACGTACTGAGTTAAGTACTTCACGATCAAGCTCAAGTAAACCTGTGCTAGAATAACGCTGAAACGCTTTACTAACTGATTCTAAATCTGTATCATCAATACCATCATAATCTAGAGTACCTGCGCGTGATACATTCCATCCATTTAGTTCATAGGTCTGTTCTATAAGTTCTTTGTTAAGAACCTCAGCAATAACCTTAATCATTGTTTC